GAAAATCCTATTGAAGAGTTGTTATGTATTACGGTAAAAAATCAATCTAATAAACAAATTATAACTTGGGGTGTTGGTGATTATCATACAGATAGAACAGATGTAACCTACGTAAAATGTAGAGACGAAAAACAATTGTTGTTTGAGTTTATGAAATTTTGGTTAAAGAACTATCCTGATGTTATTACAGGTTGGAACACCAAGTTTTTTGACTTGCCTTATTTAATGAATAGAATAAAATTAATGGCAGGTGATAAAGTTGCAAATAGAATGTCGCCTTGGAATTTAATTAATCGTGAGGAGATTGTTGTAAGAGGTAGACCACAAACCGTTTATCAATTATATGGTATAGTTATGTTAGATTATCTTGACTTGTATAAATGGTTTATACCAACAAGGCAAGAAAGTTATAGATTAGATTTTATTGGTGAATTAGAACTAGGTCAAAAGAAACACGAAAACCCTTATGAAACATTTAAAGATTTTTACACTAAAGACTTTCAAAAATTTGTAGATTATAATATTCAAGATGTTGAAATAGTTGACGCATTAGAAGATAAGTTAGGTCTTATTGATTTATCATTGACCGTTGCATATGAATCTAAAGTTAATTATGATGACATATTTTCGCAAGTAAGAGTTTGGGACACATTGATTGCAAACCACTTGATGAAAAAGAACATAGCTGTGCCACCAAGAGAAGAACACTCTAAAGAAACAAAGTATGAAGGCGCATATGTAAAAGAACCTCAACTAGGCGGCCATAATTGGATTGTATCGTTTGATATTAACTCACTATATCCACATATCATAATACAATATAATATTTCACCGGAAAAGATTATCGGTTCGTCTAGTAAAGGTGTTTCAGTAAACAAAATGTTGAAGAGAACACCACTAGATTTCTTAAAAACTGAAGGCGCTTGTTTAACACCTAATGGTGCAATGTTTAAAAATGATAGTCAAGGGTTTTTACCTGAAATGATGGAAACAATGTACAATGAGCGTGTCATTTACAAGAAAAGAATGTTAAAAGCAAAACAACAATATCAAAGAACTAAATCACCTGAACTAGTAAAAGAAATATCACGTTGCCATAATATTCAATGGGCAAGAAAGATTGCCTTGAACTCAGCTTATGGTGCAGTAGGTAATCAATACTTTAGATATTATGATGTGAGACAGGCAAGTGGTATTACAACTGCTGGCCAATTTATTATTCGTTTTATTGAAGATAAGATGAATGAATATTTAAATAAAGTATTACAAACGCAAGGTCAAAAAGATTATATTGTTGCGTCTGATACAGATTCAATTTATGTTTGTTTAGATAAACTTGTGGAAAAAACTTGTAAAGGTAAAACAGATGACCAGATTACAGACTTTATAGGCAGAGTATGTGATAGTAGATTAGAACCATATATTGAAAAATGTTTTGCAGAATTAGCCGACTATTCAAATGCTTTTAAAAATGCAATGGTAATGAAACGAGAAGTTATTGCCAACAAAGGCATATGGGTTGCAAAGAAAAGATATATGTTGAACGTTATTGATGAAGAGGGTATTAGATTATCAGAACCTAAATTAAAACTTATGGGTATTGAGGCAGTTAAATCTTCAACACCACAGGTTTGTAGAGGTAAAATTAAAGACGCAATCAAAATAATTATGTCAAAAAAAGAAAGTGATTTACACGATTTTGTTGCAGAGTTTAAAAAAGAATTTAAACAATTACCACCAGAAGCAATTGCTTTTCCTAGAAGTTGTAATAATTTAAGAAAGTATCGTGATAATGCTAATATCTTTATTAAAGGCACACCAATTCACGTAAAAGGTGCTCTTATATATAATCATCAAGTAAAAGAGTTTGGTTTACAAAATAAGTTTCCTTATATACAAGAAGGCGACAAAATTAAATTTATTAAACTAGTAGAGGCAAATCCTTTTAAGTTTGATGTTATAAGTTATATAACTAGTTTACCAACAGAGTTTAAATTAAAACCATATGTTGATTATGAAACACAATTTGAAAAGACCTTTTTAGACCCAATGAGATTTATATTACAAGCTATCGGCTGGGAACACGAACCAAAGGCAAGTTTAGAGGCATTTTTTGGATGAAATTATTTAAGAATAAAATAGACGATTTTTTTAAATGGGTAAAAGGTACAGAGTTAGTTGAACTAACAGACATAGATGTGTCAGAGGATCCTGTAAGACCAGAATTAGATTTAGAGTGGCGTTTATTTGCAGAAAGAAAAATTTATGGTCTAAAATATGAAAACAATATTGAGGCGATTGTTTGTGTTGCATATACAAATGAAGTACCAACAACCGTTAGAGAAATGGATTATATGAGTCAAGTTGCCTGTCAAGATAATCAATGTGGTAAAATTGCTGTGGCATATACCGTATGGTCAAGAAAACGAGGTGCAGGTAGAGAAATCATTAATAAGTTATATGACTTTTTAAAAAATGAAAGAGTTAAAACAAAAAGATTAGTAACCTTATCACCATTAACACCAATGGCAACACACTTTCATATTAGTAATGGTGCAAAACAAATAGCTATAAATGATACATCACAAAACTTTGAATATAAACTATGACAACTTATGATATTATAATATTCTATTTAATTTTATTTTGGTCTTTTAAAGCAGGCACACTTGTTGCAAGATTTAATATTAAGTTTTGGCAGTTTTTATTATTTTGTTTTTTAATTAAATTTTTAGGTATGGCATATGTTTCCTAAAAAAAAGTATGGTGTAATATATGCAGACCCACCTTGGTATTTTAAATCAAGGTCAAAGAAAGGTGAGGGTAGAAATCCTAATCAACATTATAATTGTATGGAGTTAAAAGACATATGCGATTTACCTGTAAAAGATATAGCGGCTGATAACTCTGTATTGCTAATGTGGGCAATTGACCCTATGCTTGACCTCGCATTTGATGTTATAGAATCCTGGGGTTTCACTTATAAGACCGTTGGGTTTACTTGGGCAAAAACAAACAAGACAAATATGGGAATGTTTACAGGTTTAGGATATTGGACTAGAGGCAATCCAGAAATGTGTTTACTTGCAACAAAAGGTAGACCAAAAAGAATTAACAAAGATGTAAAACAATTAGTAGTATCGCCAAGAGAGGAACACTCAAAGAAACCTTTACTACATAAAGAAATAGAAAGACTTGTAAAAGGTCCTTACATTGAATTATTTGCAAGAAAAAAACCATATGATAATTGGGATTATTGGGGTAATGAAGTATGACATTTTTACTACTTGCCTTTTATCTAATTATCTGTTATAGTATACCGTTATTTTTATTATGGAATTGGAACAATGAAGACCCTAACTAAAGAAGAAGCACTACATTGTGCTAATGTATTTACTAATTATTTTGGCCAGTTTAATCGTATAGACCAATATATGCGTGACCAAAAAATGGCACAAATAGAAACAATACCACAACCACTTCCTGGTATGGGTTTAGATTCAGATATGTTTAGCGATTTTGATATGTCGCCAGAGGTTATGGATTTAGAAGTTGTTGAATTAGATAATGATACTTGGGACACTTGTATTAATATGATATCAAGTCATAGTAATATGGTTTCTATACCTGGTAAAACATTAAAACTTGCAGTAAAAGAAAAGAATACAGGTAAGTTTGTAGGTTTTATGAGATTTGGTTCGCCTGTAATTAATATGAAACCTAGAAATACTTTATTAGGTAATATACCAGAGTTAACTTCATTTAACAAAACTACCATTATGGGTTTTGTAATTGTGCCAACACAACCATTTGGTTTTAATTATCTAGGTGGTAAATTATTGGCCGCTCTATGTTGTTCACACGAAGTTAGAGAAAAACTAAACAAAAAATATGATATGAATTTAGTAATGTTTGAAACAACTAGTTTGTATGGCAATAGTAAATCAGCTAGTCAATATGATGGTATGAAACCTATGTTAAAATATAAAGGTCTAACTGATAGTGATTTTATACCAATGATACACGGCAAACCATTTAAAGATTTACAACATTATGTAGAAAGTAGAACAGGTCATTTAGTACCAGAAAATGCCTCTAGTAGAAAACTTAAATTAACAAATGCAATTATAGGACTGGTAAAAAGGTCTATTGATGGTGATGATTTAAAGAAGTTTAACGAAACAATTGTTTCGGCGAAAAGACTTACGGAACAAAAGAGATATTATGTATCTAATTATGGTATAGAAAATTATATTGATATTGTAAATGGCAAGGCAGATAAAATTGTTAGAGCACCTAATTATGATAGATTTTATGATAATGAACTTATAGAATGGTGGCGTAAACTTGCTACTAAAAGATATTATAAATTAAAAGAAGATGGCCGTTTAAGAAAAGATTTAGAGATATGGACAAGAGACAGCAAGATAGACATAATAAGATAGATGATTTTACAAAAGAGGAAAAATTGTCAGGCGGCGCTGTATTTGAGGCAGGCGTTAGACAATCAAAAGAACATAAAGCAATTAGAAGGATAGCGGAACCTTTAATGGAAAAACATTGGAAAGATAAAGTTACCAATTTACATAGAATATATAAAGTAGCGGAGTACCTACATAAAAGAAGTAAGAGGGCAAAATGATAGAAGATGTATTAAAAGAGTTAAGAGAATTAAGAGACGAAATGGTGCAAGCAAATTGGCCTGCTCAAAGATTAAGTAATATTATATTAAAGTATGAAATGAAATTACAAGAAAATAAAAGTAAGTATACCACAAAAGAATTAGTGGATGCTACAAATGCTATATTAGATGATGTTGAAAAATATTAATGATTGAGTTTGATTATAAATTAGATTATAAAAAATTAAAATTTACAGATAAAGAAAC